AGTTGTGGTTGTTGTCTCTTTTATCCTATCTGATAGAACAAAAGCCATTATTTAAGCTCGATAGTTAAGTTCGTAGCATTAATTCTAAATATGTCTCCAGACTCAATTGTCTTAGATGCGTCTAAAGCACCTACAAACAATATGTTCCCACTACTTGCTGCATCCGCGATAAAAACATGAGTGATGGTATTATTTGTGCCACCTGATGCTGGAAAGCTAATAGCATTTGTATTCTTAGCTGTTTGTGTGTCTGTTGAATCTGCACCTATTGTTGTCCAATCAGATGCTGGTACTTGCTGTCTAGCATAGTTTGTAAATGTTGCTTCTGTTAAAGATCCAGTTTCTGCTGCGGATACGGCAGTTGCCAATCCCACATAAATACTGTTTCCCGGTGTTGCGAAAGACAGAGAATTATTTTTAAATATAAAATGTAATAATCTTCTCTCAAGATAATTGGTTGCTGCATTTGCTGTCGCCATTTTATTACTCCTTCTTTAAGTTCGTGGTCTTGACGGAAGACCAGTTTTAAAAGCATCTGTATTTTCTCTAGCTTCTCCAAGATCTTTAAGACGCTCTAAATACTGCATATATAAACCATTGTAATTCTGTATAACATCTGGTTCACCTTTCATATAATTATACGCTTCTACAAGCGATCCGTAAAGTAAAGCATACGGAGCATTTGTACTTAACCAAGTTGTACCACTATCAGATCCAGCAGTCAAACTTGTGGGTCTATAGTAATAATGTAGCTCAATGGCATAATTACTGTTTGGGGTAGGCCCAATAATAAAATTATTTATATCAAAACGAGCATAATATTTTGGTAATCCAGTTGTTGTAGCAGCTGGGGTATACTCTCTTATAAAACTAACATCTTTTTTTAACAGATATCCTTCTGATCCTGCTGTTGTTATCTGTAAAGAAAAAGAAGCTAAATAATCATTTGGTATCGTTAAATATTGATCAGACGCAGTCAAAGCACTTGTTACATTTTTTCTGAAAAGATCAAGATCAACAGACTTAAATATTTTTTCTTCAGAGGCTTTGATAAAGTCATTTAAATGATTGACAAAAGTTGTCTCACTATTGTCTGTGTAATCTTGTATTGCTGTTTTTAATTGTGCAAAAGTAAAACTCATTTAACTCTCCAACGTTACTGGCCCAACCGTAGCTATCTCTCCACCAAATTTTGTATTCAATCCTAAGTCTATGTCTGTTACTGTTATTGTAGCACCCATGTTTGCGTGGACACTACATTGATAGAATAACGTAGATGGAGCACTTGATGCAACCGTTATTTCTGTGTATGCACCAGAAGAACCTGCTGTTCCATTTGTTGTAACACCTGTTGTATATTCACCTCCGGTTTTATCTGCTGCGGTGTAAATTCTTAAGGGGTGCCCCGAATTAGAACTATCTGATTGGACAAATCTGTAAGTGCTACCAACCCTAAACGTTAGCTCAACATCTGCTGTTGCCGTGCTTCCGTTAACAGCATATTTGTTAGAAGAACCGACATTGTAGCTTGGATGATTACTTGGATTGCCACTGACAACAGTTACAGTATAAGTCACTGATTCCGTTGCAGCTGATATGCCAGGTATTGTAAATGTATATTGATCTGTTGTTGTCACAGTTATTGAATAACCACTTGCTGATTCAATTAATGCCTTTGTTATTTCTGTACCTATTCCTGTAGCTGTTCTGAAACGAACAGTGTCCCCTGTGCTTCTACCATGATTTTTTTCAGTCACTGTTACAATTCCACTACCTGAATGAACAAATGGATTTAATCCAAGTAGTACCGCAACAGCTGGTTCGCTGCGGTCTGTCCTAGCATTTTTTAAAGCCTGTCCATCAATGGGTACCCTAAAAGGACCTAATTGAGGATGTTTTGTTTCAAACTCATCTGGACCCACAAGAGAGCCATTCCATTCAATTTTCATATCTCGAAGTCGGTATCTCATGCCAGAACGATCTGATATACCATAAGCATATTTACCAGACGCAAACTTACTCATTAATTACTCCTGAAATATTGATAATCAGGGGTCACAGTAAAACTCGATCTATCTCTGTCTTCGCCCATAGCTCTTTCAAACTCTTCTTCATAAATAACTTTTAACATTTGTGTTAAGTTTGGGTTTTTTTTCAAAGAAATGTAATAAGCTAAACCAGCTGTCAAACAAGGGTAAAACCTAAAAGGCACTTCTAAAGTATTTACGCTTCCATCCGCATCTTGTATTCGTGTTAGTGCATCATAGTGTATTACATCTGTACTGTTTTCGGGAGCGGGCCATATTTTTAAATTAGGAGTTATCTGTCTATCCAAAAAAAATTGACTAGGTCTACCTGTTGTTGTTTTATTAGGTATTGATAAATAGCTATCCCTACTAATTCTACTTAAACTAAAGTCTGTGCTACTTCTTCTAACCACAGCTGATAAAATATCAATGACGTCTGTACCTAAAGAATAATCAACGTCATTAGCTGTAACTGTCTGAGTACGTTGTTCGATAGTCCATTGATTCAAACCTCTATTAGCCCATTCTGCCAACATTAAATTCATCGATCGTCTTGCTGTTTTTAGATCATATCCTGTTCTAACTTCTAAGCCACATCGCTCAAAAGCTTCTTCAATATATTCAGCTACATCTAGCTCGAAGTCTGTTGAATTTGAAGTTGCCATATTTAATCCTTATACAAATTATCAAACGTAACACTTGGGTCCATATAACTATTATCACATTCTGCATTATGAATCCACTGACTAGGTTTAAAATCAGGAGCACCTTCACCGGTTTCCCATAACGCAGGACTCGTCGCACGAACCCTGTTATTAGGTAATGCTACTATATTTCCAGTCCATTTACCAGCATCAGTTAATTCAATGACATGACTTTGTTTATGTTGTGCAGGATCATCTGCTATGTCAGATTCTGTATAATCTACAGTAAATAAATATCTTCCTGTATAAAATTTACCGTCTATTTTACATTTCCACGGACTTGAGCTTACTCGATCCATTTTTATTACTGAGTGATGATGAGAACTACAATCCCAAGGCTGAACTAAATGAACAGGCATAGGCTCTGGCCATTTATCTAAAGGAGTATCTGCAACTAAAGCTGTAATTGGCATACGAGCCCACATGGCTCCGCCATTTACGTTTTGACTTTCATCAAAATCTGACTCACATCCTGTAAATATCATTTGAAAACTTAAACATCTGTCAGGCACAGTAGTGACTGCAATAGCCATAGCATGAATAAATTCACCATGATATTTTTCGTGGTTGTGCGTATACTCTCTTCTCACCCAGCATTTAAAATGCGGGATGTTACTTTGAAGATAGGGCACTTATGCTCGGCCGCCTCTTCTCATTTTCTTAACGGCACCGCCTTTAGCATAACCTTTTTTCTTCATGCCTGCTGCACCGCCGCCCATCATCTTTTTGACGGCACCGCCTTTAGCATAGCCCTTCTTTTTCATACCAGCTGCACCGCCAGCTCTCATTTTGGCATAACCTTTTTTCTTCATTGATTTTTTTGTTTTTCCTGGCATATTGCCCTCCTTTATTTAACTACTAACTGAACCTTTAGTTACCTTGCGTCTATTTGCCAAAACAGCTCCACAACCCCTTGCTACAACTGTGCCCGGTTTTGTTTTACCATTGAAAGGTCTTTTTGCTTTTGTTTTTGGGACTGCTCCCCCTGTTCCCATCTTTGTAACCTTCGCTGCTTTAGTATTAGATACAAAAGTCTTACCCCTTGAGCCTTCTCTTTTTTTCTTTTTTGCAGTAGAAGCTCTTTGTGATTGAGATAAGCTATTTGCTTTTGATCTTGGCAGACATCTGTCTGGATTTTTTTTATCTTTGGAAGTCCCACATTTACCCTTTATCTTACCGTCAGTGCCGATTCGCACCCAATCTTGTTTGACCCAATCTTTAAGAGCACCCATTACTTTTTACCTTTAGCCCCTTTTGCATAATTAGGGTCTTTACAATATTTCGATGCCGCCATATTTGCATAAGCTGACGGGTATGTATCAAAAGTTCTTTTAGCCCAAGCTTTACCAGCTGGACAAATTTTACTGCCTCTACTTTTCGCCGCTCCACCTTTTTTAAAATATGTAACCTTTTGTTTACCCGGTTTGGGTCCAGTTCTAACAACGGTCATGCTGTGCTCCTTTGTTTTCTTATACTATCTTTACCTCTTTTAAATATATTTGCAACTTCAGTTTTTTTCATTACCTTTGCTCTTTGCTCTCCAACCGTAAGGATTTGTATCTTTCTCGCAAAAGGTTTATTGATTTTCTTAACTTTGGCAACAGTTGCTCTGGCATCCGCCGGCGTAGCAAATTTAATACTAACCGTGTCCTTAGGGTTCTCGTCCGTATATAAACGTCTGCCAGAACCTTTTGGTTTTTTTCCTGTTCCAACTTTAGGATCTTTTTTTCTTTTTGGTGCCATTTTTTAGTAAACTGCCTAATATTTTTGATTGTTTAGCGTGAGCTTTACTAGCTTTTTTTAATTTGCCTTGTACTTTTTTTACTTTTCTTTTTGCTACACCCGTTAATGCCATCATTTAGCTCCTACAAAAATAAAAACTATTGAAATTAACTGTAACACTACTCCTGCAATTAACATCCACACACGCCTATCTATTTTGTCTATTTGAGCCTGTAAATGTGATAAATGATTGCTTTCTAACCTTTTAATAACTTCCTCTAATACTGACATTCTTTTGTCAAGATTATGTAAAAAATCTTTTTCTCTTTTAGTTGCCATTAACACTTCCACCTTCGTCTTGCTTGTCTTAATCTGCTGTTAGGGTTTTTCGCTGCTTTTGGAAATTTCTTCATTTGGCCTGCACTTCTCGCACAAAATGACTTTCTTCTTTTAGCAGCCTTAGAACCCTTTTTTACTTTGCCTGTCACAGCTGTTTTAAGCTTACTACCCGGATTATCCCGTCTATATTTAGCCACACCAGCTGCTGTCATGCCCGCCCCACTTTTAGTGGAGCGGTAATATTTTTTCGTTCTAGGCGGTTGTTTGTCCCTTTTCCTAGTCATGTTAATCCTAATTAAAGAAAAAGGTTGCTGCTGTAATATTTGTTAATGTACTAACAAATATGTCACTAACCTTAATTCCTTCAGCAGGAATATTTACAGAATGAGTATCTGAAGCATTAAAATCTAAATCTAAAACTGTAGCACCGCCACTTGCATCTGTTACAGTGAGCCGTGGAGTTCCAGAGGCAGTTTTTAATTGTATCTGTCTTATTCGAGCGGGTCCAACACCAAGTGAACCCGTTCCAGTAATCCTTTTTGCTTTTACGTCAGAGCCTGCCATTTGAGCCTCCTATTATTGGTCAGCAAAAGCTGGTGCGTCTTCAGAAACTACGTTACCCCAAATATAGTAGTTAGTGCTATCTTTGCCCACTATATTAATTTCCATGCTGCCAAAGTCTGTTAAAGTTAACTTTGAATTAGAGCTACCGTTTGCATAAACACCCACATTGTCTGCGTTTGTGTCTAAATGCTGAACATTCCCTAAGAAAAAGTTTGAGTTTCCAGGAGTTTGAATAATTAAATTTTCCGCTTCTTCAGCGGCTCCCGCGTAAATAAATTTAAAAGTAGCTCCTGCAACTGGTGCCGGTAAAGTTATTGTTCTATTGGATGCAAGTGCTGGAACAGCTAAAACTCTTCCGCTATGTGTAGCGTTATCAAGAGTTTTGTCCTCATCACCCAGTGCAACTGGTGCATCGCCCATAGTAATTACTTCTGTGATGGCTCCAGTAGAAGCATTTTTACTCACAGTTTTAATTGTGCTTTCAGATCTTATAGGACCTGAGAAAGTTGAATTAGCCATATGTGTCTCCTTGTCTTGGCTATTGTCGAAGTTAATTCTTCGTCAAGGTATTTATATTATACATAAAAAAAGGGGCCTGAAAAGACCCCTTTAAAAAATATGTAATTATTTTTATGCTCCAGGAGTTGCAAATACACATCTCCAGTCGGAAACACCAAAGCTGTAACGCTCTCTAGCCTTAAATCTCATGTTTCCTGTATCAAAATCGCCTTCCATAGCTGTTTTGATAGGTGAACGGTTGAAATATTTAAAACCATTTGGTGCATCAGTTTTAATGAAAAACGCATCCGTGTCTGTTAAGAAGTGGTTTACAACCGCTCCCTCTGGTAACAT